ACACGTTTGAAGTTTTAACAAACACTTTAGATACATTTACAATACAAGTTTCTACAGCTGCATCTGGAGTGACAGCGGCCACCGGATCAGCAACAATTAATCCTTACGTAAAAGTAGGACCGCTTTCACAAACAGCTGGATACGGTTGGGGTACATCTACATTTGGTGGTGCTTCTGGATTGACCAATTCTTTAAACGGATCTTTAAACGATGATACAGCTGGAACTGGTGGGTCGGGCACGAGTATCACTTTAAATTCTACTGCAAATTTTCCTACGTCAGGGACAATAAAAGTAGGTGCAGAATTTATTTCATACACTGGTATATCAAGCAACGACTTAACGGGAATAACTAGAGATGTAGCAGGAACCAGATCCGCACATAGTTCAGGAGCTACAGTAGAATATTATACTGCCTGGGGACAAACATCTCTTACATCAAATGTAATAATAGATCCTGCTTCATGGTCATTAGATAATTTTGGAGAAACATTAGTTGCTACAGTAAAAAATGGCAGAACTTTTACATGGAGTCCAATACATGCTGTTCCAGCAGCTCTGTCTACAAGATCAACAATATTATCAGGAGCACCAACAGCATCTGTCGCTACCATAACATCTGAAAGAGATAGGCACTTAATAGTGTTAGGAACTGAAACAACTATAGGCACAACAGCAACACAAGATAAATTATTTATAAGATTTTCAGATCAAGAAGATTCTTCAACTTATCAACCCACCTCTACTAATACAGCTGGTACTTTTAGATTAGATTCTGGTACAAGAATAGTTGGGGCAGCTAAAGGTAAGGATTATATTTTAATTATTACAGATACTTCAGCTTATGTAATGCAATTTGTTGGACCACCATTTACTTTTTCTATTAGACAAGTAGGATCAAATTGTGGTGCAATAGGTCAACACTCAATTGTATATGCTAACGGTGCTGTTTATTGGATGGGTCAATCAGGTGGTTTTTTTGTTTATGATGGAACAGTAAAAACCTTACCTTGTTTAGTTGAGGATTTTGTATTTACAACAGGGGGAGATAATTTAGGGCTAAATTTTGATAGTGGTGAGATTATATACGCTGGTTATAATAATTTATACTCAGAGATAAATTGGTTTTATCCAAAGAATGGAGTTACAGAAATAGATAGAATGGTTAGCTATAATTACGGTGAAAATGTTTGGACTACTGGTTCATTAGATAGAACGACTTATTATGATGCAACTTTATTTGACAATCCATATGCTACTCAATTTAATAAAACTGGAACTCCGTCATTTCCAACTATTAATGGTGTCACTAATACAAACGGATCAACAATATATTATGCTCACGAAAAAGGCACAAATCAAGTTGATGGCACGGGCACATCTACAGCTATAACATCTTTTATACAATCAGGAGATTTTGATCTTGATGTGGACGGAAATGGTCAATTTTTTATGAGTATAAGAAGATTTGTGCCAGACTTTAAAGTCCTTACAGGAGATGCTAAAATATCAATATTGTTAAAAGATTTTCCAGTGGACAATGAAACTTCATCTCCATTAGGACCTTTTACGATAGACAGTTCAACAAAAAAAGTTGACACCAGAGCTAGGGCTAGATTTGCTAGTTTAAAAGTTGAAAATACTTCAGTAAATCAAAGTTGGCGATATGGAACTTTTAGAGCTGATACACAACCAGATGGACAAAGATAATGAGTGCAAGAGAACGATACGCAGCAGAAGGACAATATAAGACAGCACCAAGCTCACCTAGAAGAGATGACCCTAGTCCGCAAAGCCCAATGGCGGCTGGTCAACAAGGTGCGAGAAAAACAGCTGCAAAAAGTTTACCAAGAGCTCAATCTGGTTTAAAAAATATTTTTCAAAAAGTAGCTGGAGATGCACAGAAAATATATTCACAACTTCCTAGTCTTTTTAATAGGAGAGCAAATTATAATTTTTCTCTAAACATACCAGGTCAAAAAGAACGTATTCAGGATTATAGAAAAGATTACAAAAATTATCTTACTGCTTTAGGAACAAATGTTCCTGATACCCTATCAGATCCAGATTTATTTAATTTTTTTGAAAAAGATGCATTTTCATTTGACCCAACACCTGTAAAAATTGGTGATCAAGTTGTTTCACCGTTAGATTATGGTGATTTTTTAGCAACTTTTAAAGGCAGTCCTGGAATAAAATTTGGTGGTGATGTAGGTAATTTACGAAAAAGAGCTGTTTATGATGAATTTGGAAATAGAACATTTGAATACGATCAAATAAATGATCAGTCTCCACAAGGTTTACAATTATTATTAGCTCAACAGTTAGCTCAGCAACAAATGAATCCTGCAATGTCAGGTATTGGTTCTTTACAAAATATGGGACCTAGGGTAGTCAACAATGAATTTTTATATGGGATACCTGTCTAATGGCTAAAATAAATGTATACATACCTGAACCAAAACAAGAATATGATGAGTCTAACCAAAGGCAAATATTAGAATCATTAGCAACATTGCAATCTCAATTAAATTTTTCATTTCAACAAGATTTAAAAAATGAACAAGATGCATTTAATTTCTTTTTACAATGACAATAAGATACAAAAACGCTGGTGTTAATTTAACTACAACAGGAACTGAGAGTGTTTTAACTTGCCCAACGGATGCAACAGTTTTAATTAAACAAATACAAATTAGTAACGGTTCAGTAAGTAATGTAAATTTTACGGTGCAAGTTACTGATACATCAGCAACGGCAACATTTAGAATATTTAGTGAGGCTGTTACAGGAGCTGCTACTAAAGATATTATAAATAATACACTAGTATTAGAAGCTGGTGATGTTCTGAAAATGACAGCAGGAACAGCAAATGAAATTCAAGGTTTAATTTCATATGCTTTATTAGATAGATCACAGGAGAATGGCTAAACGTAAATTTGTAAATTTTGTTCCTAGACCAAAACCAAGGAAACGTCCAAGACGACATAAGAAAAGACTTTCAAAAGGTGAAAAAAGAGATTATAAGAAATACAACAGACAAGGGAGGCATTGATGGCTATACAAAGAATACCTGCTAAAGCAGTTGAAATTGTCAAAAACAAGCGAACAGGAAAAGTTTATAAAGACAAAGCTGAGTTTGATGCAGATGTTGCTAATCCACAAACGGATACTACAGCAGATGATTTTAGACAGGATCTAGAGATTACAGTTGCTAAACTGACACTTTTTGGTAAAACCAAAGATGAATGAAACCAAGAGGCGGCACAGAGCTACAATTAGAGTTTTTACATAAATATTGTAAAAAAGAACTATTAGATAAAGTTAATATTTGCACTTCTATTCCAGGCAAAGTTCCATTAGTAAAAGATAAATTAAACATACTTTGGCAAAAGAATTCTTACGACCAACCTAATCTTCAAGAATTTTTTAACAATCCTTTAAGGCATGATGAGTACGATTGGTATGTATTTAATTCGCATTGGAACTATGAAAAATTTAGATATTTTTTTAGAATACCACAAGACAAGTCCATGGTAATTAAAAATGGCGTAGAAAATTTTCCAAAAAGAAAACCATACAATAAACAAAATAAAATAAAAATTTTATATAATTCAACACCATGGAGAGGATTAAATGTTATGCTTGGTGCTATGCAGTATGTAACAAATCCAAATGTAGAATTAGATGTTTATTCTTCAACACAAATATACGGTGATTATTTTGCAGAAACTAATAAAGGAAAATATGAGCCACTATTTGAACAAGCGAAAAAATTAAAGAATGTAAATTACATTGGGTATAAACCTCATGAATATATAATGGAAAATATAGACAACTATCAAATATGGTGTCACCCTAGTTGTTGGGAAGAGACGTTTTGTATAGGAGCTCTTGAAGCTATGGCAGCTGGGTTATACATGATTTGCACAAACTACGGTGCTTTATATGAGACATGTTCTGAGTGGCCTGTGTATGTAAATTATACCCAAGATTATAGAAAATTATCTCAAATATTTGGTCAAGCTATTGATATGGCGTGTAAACAGCTTGGAGAAGATTATTTAGAGGATCATCTTAATGCACAACAAATGCACGCAAAAAGATTTTATGATTGGAAAAAAAAGGGAGGAGAATGGGAATTATTTTTGAGAGGAATATTAAATGAACAATAGACTTATAAATTTTAATCCACAAAATTTAGATGAGGATGCTTTAATTGAACCTATATGGGTAGAAAAAAATACAATTCCAAAAGAAATATCACCATTCAGATTATATGTGGCAACACCTTGTCACTCAGAAGTTTCATTACACTACGTTCAATCTCTGCTGGATCTTTCAAGGGTATGCCACATGAACAAAATTCATGTTGAGTTCTGCATATTAAAATCTTCTTTAGTTACACAAGGTAGAAATTTATGTGTGTCAGGCTTTTTAGAATCTAAGTGCACTCATATGTTATTTATAGATTCTGATATAAGCATAGGAGCAAAAACAATACTAAAAATGTTACAAGCACAAAAAGAATTAATTTCAGTGCCTTACCCATTAAAAGCTTTTTTATGGGATAAAGGATTTGATGAAATAGTTCAAGGTAATATTAAAAAACCAAAAGATCTTGAACAAATTTTTAACAGTTATCCAATGAAAGTTGCTGATAAAAATGACATCTTATTAAAAGATGGAATCATTGAAATAACACACGCACCGACAGGCTGTATGTTAATAAACAGGTCAGTTTTCGATAAGTTAATTGAGAAGTATCCTGAAAGAGAGATAAAACAAAATACAGTTATAAACAGTAAATTAGTCTTAAAAAAGCATATGTGGAACTTTTTTGATACTCTTCATGATCCAAAAGAGAAAACTTACCTTGGTGAAGACTTTGCATTTTGTAAACTATGGAAAGACATAGGGGGCAAATGTTATGCCTATATATTGGATGAAATCACTCATGTGGGTGAGCATCAATATACGGGCAAGTTTGTCGATGAGTTGATATTAGATAAGTAAAATGATAATATTAGAAGTTTAGATCTAAAAGGAGAATAATACATGGCAATACAAGCCTTAATTCCATACGCTTTAGGAGCTATCGGAGCATATCAAGGATATCAATCAGCGAAAGATTCTGGAGCATCAGGATTAGGCAGATTATTTTCTGCTGGTTTAGGTGGGTTTGGAGGATATAGTTTAGGTGGTAGTCTTGCAGGTTTGTTTCCAGGAGCTGCATCATCACAAATACCTAGATTAGCTTCATCCTCAGTTGCAGGTGCACAGTTTAGAGATCCAGGTTTACAAAGAGCTTTGTTTAATGAAGCAGCAAAAAAGAGTGCTGAAAAATCTGCTGGTGGTAGTGGTATTGAAAAAGTTTTTGATTTTTTTAAAAAAGGAGACGGTTCAGGAGATATAGATCCATTTAAAGCTAGTACTGCTTTAGGAGCAGGTTTATATTTTTCTGGTGCGTTTGATCAAAAACCAACTGATATTTACACACCTGGATATAATATGGGTTACTTACAATTAAGAGATCAAAGACCTGGTTATAGTTATATTGATCCTGAAACTGGACAAGAGAAACAATACGAAAGGGTTTACGCTCCTGAAGAGCAAGGTTTGGGTGACAGACGTATTGGAAATTATTCTTTAAACGTGGCTAGATTAAACACAGGTGGATTAGCTACTATAAAAAAATTTAATGAAGGTGGTGTAAATTATTTACCATCAAAAGTTTCACATGATGAAAATGATTCAAATAACTATGTAAGAGCAGCAGGTTATGTTGAAGATGGATCAGG